GTTCAGTTAAAACATTCTTACTCATTTTTCATTCCTCTTGGTTATGCGCAAGGCTCCACGCTTATCGCGTTTGATTGTTAGATAGTCGCAATAAACCTCGCGCTCATTATCTGCGACCATATTCTTCAAGTCTTTCTTAGCATTCTCAAACTTCTTGCTTACTTCAAGACCGTTAATGTAGGTGACTGCCGCGTCCATGAACATGTTGTCGTGGTTGGCATCACGTGCGACCATTTCGTCCAACGGGATTTGGTCGATTGAGATCGACGGTGTGTCAACAGCAATCGGCTCCTCATCGCGTACAACGTAACCCCAGAAGTCCGAGACCACTGCCCACATAGAATTAAAATACTCTTGGTTCTTTTTGACATGAACGCTTTCCCAATCACTGTTACCAAAGATTACTGATAGATATGCGCCATCTGCATCGTTGATGTGCATATACAATTGTAACTGAGGCATGTAATATTCTAAAGCTTTGCTCATATTATTGAACGAGTTGGTATGTTTGGCTTCAATGATGTTGCCGTTCCACATTGCATCTACTGTACCAATGACAGGCACATTACCTATTTGTTTTTTAACTTGATACTGGTGGTTTGATAGTACGCAATTATGGTGCTTCTCGAACCAAGCTAAGTTAAAGTCTTCGGTGTGAATGCCAAGTTGAACTGCAAGAACATTAGATAAATCTTCTGGTTCTTTGCGACCTGTTTTAATTTGCCACAAGTCTAACCAGTTGCCTTGCAATATTTGGACGCAATCACTGCCTCCAATAAAGCCTTTACGCTCCATTATTTCCTCCTTTTATTATGTGATTATACTACTGCATATGTGCAGTAACATCAAGAACTTTCACGAAAGACTTGGACGGCTGCGGCATGTAGTTTTTCTTTTTCAGCACGAACTTCTTCACGGTCAGCGATGGCACCAATATCACCAAGAAAGGCCGCACGATGAGGCTCAAGCTGTCGCTCAGTAAGGTAGCCTAATTCGATCAGAGCTACAGCATTGCGACCCCAGAGCCACGTTTCAGAAACAAGTTCGCCATTGAGAATGCGATCAGCATTGATGCGATAAGAGTCAGGTGTCCAACTCTTATTGCGCTCAATATCTTTCTTAAGTATTTCATGTGACCCGCGTTTGATGCTTGCCGACCAAACGTCACCTGTCACTGCACTGCTGAGTGATTTCATGATACCACCTTAAAGTATTGTGCTACACGTTTACCGTTCGGCAACTCGACCATTGTTTTATCTACTAGAAAACCTGATTTCTTTAGATCACTGATGCGTGATGCTAATCTAAAGCAATGATATTGATTCAGAGCTTCAATGGCTGTGATTGTTTTGCCAGATTCAAGGTGTGCCTTGATCATCTTGTTCTGCGATTCCATAACTTTCCTCCATTAATAATTGGAATTGCTCGCCTGTCATAATGACAAGAGTTTGCGGCGTTCCTTTGCGCCGTTTATAGAAAGCAATATCTCTGCCCTCTAATACTGAGAATGGACTAGGGAAGTTTGATTTATCTCTATATTTTACTTCGCCTATCATTTCCAATCCGTTGATTTCGATTTTGATGTCGCCCGAATACTCGCCCCCCAAACTTCCTGAGAGGGGCTGGCGCTTCGCTTTGATCGGCGCTTTGATTTGGTTGAGCCAATCGACAAACCACTTTTCGTGGTAAGTTCCTTTGTTTTTGTTACGGTTTGCCATCTATCTTCCTCGTAGCAATGAAGACACACATACCAATGCTTATGCATTGTTTTAGCATGATCGTTTCTGAGTATAGCAACAAACCATTCTGTCTTTGTTTCACATGAAACACAGTGAATATATTGCTTACCTTTTTTTGACTTCGACATCGTAGCCCAATGCATCAAGCCAACACATGAGAAAGAAACCAGATGGGATGCGCTTGTGCTGCTCCCACTTATGAATCAATGATTCAGTGCAACCAATCTTATGGGCTAATTTTTCTTGGCTTAACCCCTGCTCGTGCCTCGCTTCTACTAACATCTGGATTATCTGATCGTAGTTGCTTGGCAATCGCGGCTGCGTTTTGTCGTCGCTCTTGCTCATAGATGGCGTCTAAAACTTTACTAGCTGTGTCAAATCTAAGCTCTGTCCTCATGCTTATAGTTCTATAATACGTTGAGGACGGAATGTCAGCTACGCGAAACGCCTTCACTAGATCGACGTTTCGCTTTTCTGATTCTTCTTTTAGATATTGCAGATATGATTTCATACTGCATGTATGCAGCTAAAAATCTATCTCGTCAACCTCATCGGTTTCACCAGACCCATGACACGCCCAACATCGTTTAGTGTATTGTTCAAGTGATGGTGGTGTATCACGGCTAACCCATGGTTCAGGTCGAGTGTGATAGGTTACGCCATCGCCCAGACATTCTGGGCAATGAGTTTTTTCAGTGGGGTATTTCGTCTTCAATCGGTGCAAGGTGTACATCCTCCCATGCTTTCCAAGATCGTTGCAGAAATTTCTCACGATCAAATCGTGGGTTAGTTTTTTCAAGCGCATCAGCCACAGTGATGTGCGCTTGCGGTGAAAGCTGACACCCAATGGTATCAGCTACGATAATGAAATCCTTACGTGTCAAATTCAAACTCCTTACTGCGCATTGCAGATGCAATGGCTGCTTCTCTGTTATACTTTGCAGTGTGCGGTGAACGCAGATCGTGCGTGTGCGTGGCCCAATACGTTAGCGTATTGTACAGCGCCCACTTGTTGCGCCCTAGTTGACGGCATTCATTTGCCCAAATCTCAAGCAACTTTTCTAGCTGCTTTTCATTTGTCTTGGTGACTTGCGTTTGGCGTGTGAATGCTTTGGCTACAGTGTTCTTGAAGAACTTCTCAGCCATTGGCGTTGTCACTGTTGTCATCATGTATGACTGCCACACTTCTTTGCGTGACATGAAGTGATCTAAACCATTGACGATCTTAGCTGCGCTGCCCTCAACATTGATAGATGTTGTGTGCTTGTAACGTGTACGAGCCACAGCATCGGCTGTTGTGCAGCCATTCAAGCACCAGAGGCGAAGCCCACTGGCTGCTTGTGAGAATGACCATGACGCATCGTAGCTATTGAAGAAGTCAACTTTGAACTTAACGTAATCGCCAACAGTAGGCTCAACAGTTAAGTCATTAAATAATATTTGACCGCGAAGCTTGCGTCCATTCTCTAGCACTTCCACATCAACGGTGTAGTCGCGCGACAGTTTGGCTTGCTTTACGCTATCAACCACAGAATTAACGACATCATCATGCGTTACCATCTTGTAGCGTGACCCATGCACACCAAGAGATTGGTTTGTATCAGTTCTGACTACATGTTGAGAGCCATCAATAGGCTCTCCATGCATGTCATATACTGGCTGCATTTCCACTGGGAACTCCCAGTTGCTTGTCATATCAAGCATCATTTCCTCCAACGATTTGTATTTGAACTTGGTTATCGAGCACTTGCTCTATTTCGATTAAAGCCTCGATCATTTTCTTGCCCTGATCTAACGTAACAGGGAATGTAATCTCTGGCATTTCGACGTTAGCTTCCTCAACTCTTGGGGTTAGGTTAGCTATCATCATGTTAATTTTGTACAGCTGTTTGGCTGTTGCTGGTACTGTAAACATCACTCTGTTCTCCATACATGTATATATCCATCAATGATGCGTGATGCTGATTGGAACCCACGCTTTTTCATTAACTTACGAAGATAACCACACTGGCCTTTCTTTTGTAATTTAATGCAGTCTCCGACCTGCATTACATCTAATGCACTGTCGAACATGCTGCCTCTTTTGCCGCCATGAAATCCAGTTTTGGGTTCTGGCATTGGTAGTCCACGGATTAATGTTGCTGGCATTTTATTTCCTCCTTATGCTGCAAACAAAATTAGACCTGCGAATAGCAGGGCGAACAAAGACACACAGATCACCAAGTCGATGATCAGGTCTAATACTTTACGAATGTTGGATATGCTCCACATCTTACTTTCCTCTGTCCATAGTGCAACCATTTGATTATTGCTTATGTGCACAAGCTAAGTATGCACTATGCAATGCTTATTGCAAATGGTTTTTTATCTATTGTTTTCTAGTGACGCTACGTCACAGACACACACACAGGTTGGCTAGGTGTGAACTTCGATAGTAAATTCTATCTCGCCACCCATCATATCTTTCACAATGTCTTTGATGCTTTCGATTTGAGGTTCAGTAAACTGTCCTTCTTCATCAATGACATTTTGTTCATTTAACTTTCGCACATCAAGTTCAGATAAGATTTCTTCTCTGATCATTGCGCGTAAGGCGGTTGTAAGGTTATCATCTCTTATTGTCATAGGTTCCTCCTTATATCTGACAATGCTCCACATGCTCCACAAAG